TCAGACGCCGTCGCGGGCGATGATGCCCACAGCCGCCAGCTGGCCAATTTTGGTGGTGATCTTCGCGCCGTCATCGACGGTGGCGTCATAGGCGAGACCCGCACGCGACACGATGGAGGGGCCGCGAGCGACAACAGTGCCGGTGGCATCCGCCAGTGTGGCATCGACGGCGTAGAGCAGCACGGCGCTGGCCACCTGCGAACCATCGGCCCCTGTCGCGGGCGACAGGGTGTATTTGCCGCTGGCCGTGATCTTCCCCAGCACAGAGCCGACCGGGTAGGGCATGCCGATCAAAAGGGTGATCGCCTCGCGGGTGTAGTTCGGATTGACCTCATATTTGAGGACATCGCCCATGCTGGGCGGTTCCGTCAGGACGGGCATTGGTCAGTCTCCATTTCTGGGGGTGGGGAGGGCGCTGGTTCAGCGCTTGGCGTCGGTCGCGGTTTTCTTGGCGGCGGCCACGATGGGGCTTTCTTTTGCAGCGGCCGCTGGGGCGGTGGCGATGATGCCAGCGGCATCACTGCGGGCGGCGAGGTCTGCCAGAACCCGGGCGCGCAGGGCGTCGGGTTTCAACCCGCGCGTGACCGCGTCAGCCGCGTTGATGGTCACGCCGAGCCGGGCCGCTTGCGCACAGACCTGCGCCACTTCGGCGGCCTCAGCGCGAATGGCCTCTGCGGTCATGGTTTCGGGTGTCGCAGCGGGGGCTTCCTGGGGCGTCGCGACGGGTGAGGAAGCTGCGGGTGCCGTCACGTCGGCGGAAGTTTCAGGCGTGGTGGTCATCTGTGGACCCTTTCTGCTGGGGGAAGTTGTGCCGCGAGGCGCGGCGGCGAAAGCCTGGAAGGCAGCGACGGGATCGGCGAGATCATCGGCCAGACCGGCGGCGATGGCGTCGGCTCCGCGGAACACAGCAGCTTCGGTGGCAAGCGCCGCAGCATGTGTCAGCCGATTGCCACGACCGGCAGCGACGGTTTCGGCAAAGAGGAAGCGCACCACCTCCAGCTCACGCTGCATCTGGTCGTGCACGGCCTCGGGCAGGGGCTGGTACGGGTTCGCGTCGATCTTGTGCGATCCTGCATGGATCAGCGTGACGGCAATGCCCTTCTGGTCGAGGGCGCCGCTCATGTCAGTGTGCAGCGCCACCACGCCGATGCTGCCGACAGCGCCGGTGCGCGGCAGGATGATCCGGTCGGCCTGGGAGGCCAGGACATAGCCAGCCGACAGGGCGTGTTCCGCGACAAAGGCGTGAACGGGTTTCTGCGCCCGGGCGGCACGGATGCGGTCGGCCAGATCGAAGGCCCCAGCCACCTCGCCACCGAAGCTGTCGATGTCGAGTGCGATGCCGCGCACGCCGGGATCGGCAACTGCCGCCTGCAACTGGGCGGCGATGCCCTCATAGGAGGTCAGGCCCGACGATTGCCCGATCCACGCGCCCCGATGGACCAACGTTCCGGCGATTTCGATGACGGCGATGCCATCGACCGCCGCAAACGGCTGGGTGCCGTTGCGCTGATGTCTCTGGGCCAGATCATTGCCGAACAGTGATGCCCGGGCGGGCAGGCTGGCAGTAATCTGGTCAGCGCCTTCCGCTTCCAGCCCTTGGAAGGTGATTTCCTGCCCGGCGATGCGCGGCCCCAGACCTGACAGAAACGCCAGCGCCTTGGCAGGATCCACCATCAGCGGTGTGTTGAAAGCGCGCTGGGCGATTTGTGCGTGGTGCATCATGCGCCCTCCTTGGGCTCGGGTTTTTCATCGCCGGTGTTGTCGGCCTCGTCTTCTTTGGCGCCGTCCTGATCCGCATCTTTGGCCACACCCTCGCCGGGCCCTTGGGCAGGTGATCCCGGACGGCGGAAGTCGAGGCCCAGCGTCGCTTCGCGTTTCCGCTCGGTCGCGATTTCGCGGTCGACCTGCTCGGCGTCGTAGCCACGCTCCGCCAAGGCTTGCGTGCGGGATTTCAGGCCCGCTTCGATCTGCAGGATCTCGGCCGAGGCGTCTTTCATCGGGTCGATCCAGTCCCATTTCGTGGGCAGCCAGGCGCAGGCGTGATATTGGCGGCGCTGGCTGCCATAGCCCGGCAGGTCCAAGACACCCGACAGCACGGCGGTATCCATCCAGCGGACCCAGACCACGCGGCAGAGCTGGTAGACCAAAACGCCATGCTGCCAGGCGGAGATGCGACGGCGGAATTCGATCAGGGAGATACGGGTGTTGGAGAAGTTCCCCTTGGCGGTGTCACCGGTCAGATAGCCATAGGGCACGCCCAGCGCGGCCGCTATTTGCAGCAAGGTCCGGTACTGGAACGGCTCGTAAGTACCACCGGAATCCGGGGTTGCCGGGGTCGATACATCCTCGCCGGGATCCAGCCGCACCACCTGGCCCGGTTCGACCTCCAGATCCTCCTCGGTCGGTTCCAGCGGAGCTTCCGGGGCGGGCGAGGTGATGAACATCGCGAACATCGCCGCGATCTTTTTGCGCTCCAGCTCTGCATCGTCATAGAGGTCCAGCGTGAACAGCTTGACGATAGCGGCCGCAAACCGCGACACGCCGCGCAGCTGGCCAGCCTCGACCGGGTCCAGCACATGGATCACGTCGGCGGCCGGGACACGCACGGTTTCGCCAGATAGACCCGGATCGGTCAGATCACCGGGGTGGCGACGCAGGAAGTGATAGGCGACGCGACGGCCGATGCCGTCGAATTCGATGCCCTGACGGATCAGCCCAGCGCCTGGCAGGGTCCGGTTCATGTCCAAGGGCAGCATTTCCGCAGGCAGCATCTGCAGTTGCAGCGGGACAGTCAAACCGTCCTCGGCCCGGCGCGGACGGATGCGGATGAACACCTCGCCCGACAGGAATACCTCGCGCGCCGCCCGGCGCTGCAAGCCGTAGAAATCGGTCAGACCCTCGGCATCGGCATCGTCAGTCCAGGCGAGCCAGAGCGCCTGCAGTTCTTCCTTCTTGGCGGCATCCACGATGGTCGACGAAGGCTTGATGCCGTCGCCCACGACATTGCTGGCGAAGGTTTCCACCGCATTCGCCGCATAGCCGTTGTTGCGGACCAGCCAGCGGGCGCGGGCGGTGATCGTGTCGCCCGAGGCCGCGATCAGCGTGTTCACATGGGCGCGGCTGGCGCGGAACCCGCGCAGGCGACGATGGGCTTGTGCCGCATCGAAGCCCCCAATGATCGATCCCAGCCGCTGGCGGAATGCCTCGAACGCCATGGATCACAGGCCCTTCGTGGCAACCGTGCCCCAGCGGCGACGACGCGGCGTGCCAGTCGTAACCGTGGCAATTCGGGTTTCCAGATCGGCAATGGCGTTGGCCAGTTCCGCGTCAGAGCCATAGTTGATCGATTTTCCGTCATAGCTGACAGAGCGGACGCCCGCGTAGCGCGCCTCCTGAAGTGCTGCCAACAGGGCGCGCATCCGTTCCAGATCCATCTCAGTCCCTCATGAAGTTCGGTGTATAGGCCCGGCGTTTGCGCCGTGGCGTGGTTGGTGTCCCGGCTTTCACCGGGGTGGGCGACACCGGTTCAGTCGCGATGGCAGGCGTGGGCGCCAGTCGGGTTTCCACCCCGGCCTGCGCTTCCAGCCGCCGCCAGGTCGCCTCATCCCAGCGGTCGGCGCCCATGATCCAAGCCGCCGCCCGCGCATAGACGCGGGTGTCGAGGGCCTCATTGCGTTCCCGCATCTTCTGCCATTCAGGGTGGGCATAGCCGCGCTTGTTGCGCACGGTGACCAGCTGTTCCGCCACCAGTTGCTTCAGCCATTCGGTGTCGATCCAGTCGGGCAAGTGCACTGTGCCGGGGGCGTCCAGCGCGCCCAGCGCCCGGTCCTCGTCCGAGGGGCGTTCCAGCCGCAGGAAGCGGTAAGTTTCGGTCTTGAACGTCGCGGTGGCCACCGACCAGAGTCGTGCCCCGCGGCGCAGACGTTTGCCGCCGATGGTGGCATCGACGAAGGTCGGGCCCGACACCGGCGTGGCGCGGTTGAAGCCTTCCAGACCCTTGATCGGGGCTACCTGATCGAACCCCTGCTTGCGCGCCCATGTGTAAACCGCCGGGGCTTCATAGCCGGTGTCGATGGCCAGCTTGCCGATCACCATCACCGCGCCATTGGCGCAAGCCCAGGTCCGACCCAGAAGTGCGGTCAGCTTGTCCCAGCAGGTCGGGTCGTCCGGGCCACCGGAGATCACGATGTGATCGACCAGCCAGCTTTCCAGGCCGCGCCCCCAGGCCCAGACATCGACCTCGATCCGGTCCTTCTGTACATCGACGCCAGCCGTCAGGAACAAGCCACCCACTGGGATCTGCACACCGCCATAAGCCTCGCGCCGTTCCGCCAGCCGCTGCCATTCCGGTGCATCGCCACTTTCAACCCACGTTTCGCCTAGAAGCGTGTTGCGCGCAGCGCGCAGCATTTCCTCCGACCCTTGCGCCGACAACCATTCGCGGGCGATCTGCTGCCAGCTTTTCCAGCCCAGTGGCGAATAGAGCGCCGAGAGGTGAAAGCCGATGGAATGCGGATCGGCGGAAACGGCGGTCGCACGCCATTCCCCGTTCTCCAGCATCTGCGTCTTGTGATGCTCGGCGATGGGCTTTTCGCAGCCCTCGCAGTGGTAGGCGGCGGTGTCGGGGCGTCCCTTGTCCCAGCGCAGGCGTTCGAACTGCAGCCACTGCATTGCGCCGCAATGGGGGCAGGGCACAAAGTACCGCCGCTGGTCGCTGGCATCAAACTCCCGTTCAATACGCGACAATCCCCGGATCGTCGGGGTCGAGACCATGAACACCTTGCGCCGGTGCGAGAAGGTGGTGGTCCGCGCTTCCGCCAGAGTTACCGGATCACCTTCCTCGTCGGCAGAAGCGGGATAGGCGTCGACCTCGTCGAGGAAGATATATCGCGCAGGCATCGACCGCAGGCCGGTGGCGCTGTTGGCGCCGGTCAGCACCAGGATACCGCCTGGGAATTCCTTCGACAGCATCGAGTTGCCCGCGTCGCGGGACCGGGCCGGGCTCACCCGTTCGCGCAGGGCGGGACTTTCCGAGATCAACGGATCAAGCCGCCCGCGTGACGTGCGCTTGGCGAGTTCCAGCGATGGCAATACCGCCAGCATCGGCCCCGGTGCATGATGGATGACAAAGCCGATCCAGTTGTTGCCAGCCTCGGTTGCGCCAACCTGTGCCGCCTTCATGAAGGTCACACGCTGTGCCGGGTGGCGCGGCGACAGCGCGTCCATGATCTCGCGCAAGTAGGGCGCGCGGGCCGTGCGATAGCGTCCCGGTTCCGCCGCACCACGCGACGATAGCCAGCGATGTTCATCCGCCCATTCCGACACGGTCAGGTCCGGATCGGGACGCATGCCCTTGCGCCAAGAGCGCAGGATGTCCTCGGCCCCGTCAAAGCCAAGGTCGAGATCGACGGTCAGATCATTGCTATCCGAGGGAAACTCGGAGGTCGGCGAGGTCGTCGAGGTGCTGTCTGACATGGGCTTCCAACACCCTCTGCAGGATCGCGGCCTCGATGATCACCGGTGTGCCGGTCTGTTTTTCCACCCCCAAGGCCACTTCGGCCGCCATCAACGCTGCCACTCTGTTGGGCCAGGTGACCCAAGTATCGCGTTCCTGCCGGGCCAATCGGAACACCAGCGCTTCTGCGCGCGCCCGGTCGACCAGCGTGCCCTTCTTCTTCTGGATGCCCAGCTGCTTGTCCTGCGCTTGGTAGACCGTCAGCGCGGTGCGGGCCTTCAGGTAGGACGAGCTGTCCGCTGGCCCTGAGAAGCCGCTGTCCCCGCCGGTGCTGCGACGCTGCTGGTCCGGATCGGTCATGTCGGCGCGGCGCACATCGGACGCGGCCGCGTTGATTGACCCGTCGCTGTATACCACCAAGCGGCTAGCGCGGCGGGCCTTCTGGATGGCCCCGCGCGAGAGGCCGGAATGGGCGGAGTACTCCCGCTCGGACATACCTTCCATGCTTGTCCTGGCCGCTTCTAAATCAATGAAATTGCTCGCTATTCAGTTGATTACACTTCGGACAAGAGCGACTCTGACTGCACCAGAACGATGCAACTCAGCCCCGGAGACCTCGCCATGCCACCCGCCGCGCGACCGACAATGGTGAGACCGGTTCCGCCACTAGTTCGAGGAACCGGTCGAACGCCCTCGACGCCTTCATGACCACCAAGTTCCAGATCGACGCGATGCTGGAGCGCCTGAAGGGGCTGAGCGACGACCACTTCGAGACCCACCCCGACGAGATCAACTGGGGCCATGTCGGCACCCTCAACCACTATGTCAGCCTCCTGCGCCAGATCACCGACAGCGCCTTCAAGGAAGGCGAACACGCCGAATGACAGTGCGACAGCCCCGGACCAGCCCCGCGAAGGCGGGGCTTGGCCTCGTAGAAGGGGGCGCATCCCGCGCGCCCGGATGAACGGAACACCCGATGTCCTATCAAACCTTGCTGCACGGACTGGCACCCGATCTGAACCCCGCAGGGGTTGAAGCCTCGATGCGCCTCCACTACGGCACCCTGAATCATCTGCCGCGCGAAACCTTCGCCGAGGAGGCGCGGCTCGCCGCCGATCTGGAACGCCAGTCGCCGGGAATCCTGCGCCGCATCGCCGACAGCATGGGCATGGCCGACGAATTCGCCAGATGGGAGGCCAGCCATGCCGCTTGATCCCGCCCAGCGCCATCAGATCGAACAGGATGCGATCTCCGCTGCATGGGAGGCCGAACGCCTCGCCGCCTGTGATGAGGCCATCGCCCTGCTGCGCGAGATCTTGGATCTGGAACGCGACGACGACGGCGACGTGATCATCGGCACGGATGCCGACGGCCACAACGACCTGATGTCGCGCATCACCGCCTTCCTTGCCACCAACGACCAGTAGGAGGAACCCAAGATGACAAAGCTGACCGAAACCCAGACCATCATCCTCAGCGCCGGGGCCCAGCGTGCCGAGAACATCGCCCTGCCACTTCCCAAGGGGCTGGCCGGGGCGGCGGCGAAGATGGCCGTCGGCAAGATGATCGAACATGGCTGGCTGCAGGAGGTCGATGCCAACCTGCGGCGGGGCGAGCCGCTCTGGCGGGAAACCGGCGATGGGCATGGCACCACGCTGGTGGTCACCGACGCCGGATTGCTGGCCATCGGGATCGAGCCGGTGGTGGTCAGGACGGTGATCGCGATCCGCCAACGCGCGAAGAAGGTACCGGAGGCGCAACAGCCGACGCCGCGTTCGGGCACCAAACAGGCGATGCTGATCGCGATGCTTCAGGCGCCCGAAGGTGCGACGATGGAGGAGATCACCGCAGCGACGCAATGGCAGGCCCATACGGCGAGGGGCGCGATGTCTGGTGCCTTGGGAAAGAAGCTGGGGTTGAAAGTGACCTCAGCCAAGGAAGAGGGGAGAGGTCGAGTCTACCGTATCGGTCAGCCCGACTTGTACCAGCCTACTGATGGCGCTGAACCATAGCGGCTCAGGGGGTATGAGGATCAATCGCGATCGTTGCAGACATCACAGATCGCGGCATCCGACGTTACAACGCCTTCGGTTGCGCGAAACGAATTGCCGCAATGCAGACAGGTTGCATAGCCAGAACCTGAGCGCTGTTCAGCCTTCTCGCGTGACCGCTGCTCTTGCGCCCATTTCTTTGTGGTTTCGTTGGACATGCTCAACCTTTGATTACTGGACTTTGTTTCTCCAAGTTAAATTGGATCACAAAATCAACAGTGTTTCAATGTCCGCCAAGCCTGCTTTGCCAGCATCGCGGACGGGTTGCATGGATCAACCATCCTTCAGAACCGCCGTCTTTCCCGTCGCCATCTCCCACCGCCGCACGGCCACGTCGCAATAGACCGGGTCCAGTTCCATCGCGAAACAACGACGCCCAGCGCGTTCGGCGGCCACGATCTGGGTGCCGGAGCCGCAGAACGGCTCATAGATCAGGTCACCGGGATCCGAGAACGCTGTCAGCACCGCCTCGACCAGCGCCACGGGGAATACGGCCGGGTGCGATCCGGCTGCGCCCAGCCCGCCCTTGTGTCGCATGATGCGAAAGACGCTGTCGGGGATGCGGTGGCTTTGGATTGCATTGCCGGTTCCGGTCTTGGCGTGGACGGTGCCGTCGGCCCCGCGCAGCCCACCGCCGCCGAGGGTTTCGCCCGCGTGCTTGGACGGGATGGTCTTGTGCGGTTTGCGCGGGGCGCGGTTGAAGTGGAAAATGAACTCGTGTGACGGAGCCAGGCGGCCGTTCCAGTCGCCCGGCAGGCCCGGCCCTTGGTCCCAGACATACCAACCGAAGCGCCGCCAGCCAGATTTGCGCATCCATTCCACCCATCCTTCCCAATAGGGCTGCCATTCGCTGTCACGGTGCACCAAGCCGAGATTGACCAGCAGCTGGGCCTCGGCGATGACCGGTGCTGCGGTGAACACTCCCTGCATCAGCGCATCCCAATCGCCGACCTTTTCCTTGGCTGCGCCATAGTCGCGCTGCTGGGCGTAAGGTGGCGAGGTGAACATCAGCGTGGCCTGTTCGCCCTGCATCAGCGTGCCGACAGCGGCCGGATCGGTGGCATCGCCGCAGCAAAGACGGTGCTTGCCAAGCGCCCAGATGTCGCCCGGCTTGGTGATGGGTTCAGCGGGCGGCTCAGGGATCGCATCTGCCGCGTCGTCAGAAATCTCTTGGCGGTCGTCAGCATCTGCCAGCAAAGCGTCTAGTTCATCCTCGGGGATCCCGATCAGCCCGAGGTCGAAATCCTCGGCCAGCAGCGTCTGCAGTTCCTGCAGCAGCAGGGCCTCGTCCCACCCGCCCAACTCGGTCAGTTTGTTGTCGGCGATGCGATAGGCCCGGCGTTGCGCTTCAGTCAAATGGCCCAGCACGATGACCGGGGCCTCAGACAGGCCGAGGTGGGCGGCGGCCAGGATGCGACCATGGCCAGCGATCAACTCGCCATCGTCGGCGACCAGCACCGGCACCGTCCAGCCAAACTCGGCCATGCTGGCGGCGATCTTGGCCACCTGATTGGCGTCGTGGGTTTTTGCGTTGCGGGCGTAGGGTTTCAGCTGGGCCAGCGGCCAGTATTCGATCTGCTTGGGCGAAAGGGGCGCGTTCATGCGGCGAGCCTCTTTGCCTTCAGGTCGGCAAAGGTCTCGCCGGTGTCTGCAAGGACAGCGTTGGCGCCGGTGAACTGCTGCCAGCGCTCGATGGCAACATCGACATATGCCGGGTTCAATTCGATTCCGAAGCACACGCGCCCGGTGGTTTCCGCTGCGATCAGCGTGGTGCCCGATCCCATGAAGGGTTCAAACACTGCTTCACCCGGGCTGGAGTTGTTCAGCATGGGGCGGCGCATGCATTCGACAGGTTTTTGCGTGCCGTGGACGGTGGCGGCGTCCTGATCCTTGCCGGAAATGTGCCACAGGGTGGTCTGCTTGCGGTCCCCGGCCCAATGGCCCTTGCCGGTCTTTTTGACCGCATACCAGCAGGGTTCATGTTGCCAGTGATAATCGCCCCGGCTGAGGACAAGGCGGTCCTTGGCCCAAATGATCTGTGACCGGACGGCGAAACCCGCCGCAACCAGACTGTCGGCCACCTCGCCCGCATGCAGCGCGCCGTGCCAGACATAGGCCACGTCGCCGGGGAACAGCGCCCATGCTTCGCGCCAGTCGGCCCGGTCATCGTTCAGCACCTTGCCGGTTCTTTTGGTCTTGGCCGCACCCGCCTGGTTGCGCCAGGAGGGATCGTACTCCACGCCATAGGGTGGGTCGGTCACCATCAGCAGCGGGCGAACATCGCCGAGCAGCCGCTCGACCACATCTGCCGACGTGCTATCGCCGCAGATCAGCCGGTGCGATCCAAGCTGCCACAGGTCGCCCGCCACCGACACCGGCGTGACCGGCGGATCGGGAATGTCATCTTCGCCCTCGACCGCGCCGCCTTCCGCCTGATCCGGATCGCGCAGCAGCGCGTCCAGATCCTCGTCGGCGATGCCAAGCAACGACAGGTCGAAATCCTCGGCCAGCAGCCCCGCAATTTCATCGCGCAGCATCGCCTCGTCCCATTCGCCCAGCTCGGTCAACTTGTTGTCGGCGATCCGGTAGGCCCGTCGTTCGGCTTCGTCGAGGTGACCGAGCCGGATCACAGGCACGTCGGTCAACCCCAGCATGGTCGCCGCCAACACCCGGCCGTGCCCGGCGATCAGTTCCCCATCGTCAGCCACCAAGCAGGGCACCGTCCAGCCGAACTTGGCCATGCTGGCAGCGATCTTGGCGACCTGGTCCGTGCCGTGGATCTTGGCATTGCGGGCGTAAGGGCGCAGCCGCTCGAGAGGCCAAGTCTCGATCTGGCTCGGCGCAAAGACCAGGTCCATCGGGTCGCTTCCATCTGGGGCAGAGCGGACACGCCGATGCGCGCTAGGCGATGCCAGCGTCAGAATCAGGATCCGCGATGTGGGGAAAACGAAAGCGCCCGCGAGGGGTGTCCTCCGGGCGCAATTCTTCGATGATCAAGGGGTAGGTCAAGATGGGCAGCTTTGTCAAATGAAAAATACGCGTGGATTCAATGGCTTCCTGCAGGGTGGCTTCCACTGGCTGGCTTCCGGCGTGGTGGCTTCCGCAAACTGGATTCCCTGGATTCCGCAAAGAATCCAGCGCGCCAAGATCGTGATTCCGCAAGCCTTTGAAAACGAGTCGCTTTTTCCAAGATCATACGGCAGGTGGATTCCGCCTGGCTTCCCCGGTGAAACTGCCTGTCGCTAGCGAAATGCCGCGCTGCGCCCCCCCGCATACGTTCAGGGCCGGGGAGGAACCATGCCGTGGGGGGCGGCGCAGCACTTGAACGACGTACTCGGCCCATATAGCAGTCGATGGCGAGTGCCGCGGTGCCGCGTCCTTAGACTGGAAGCTCCGGCTGGCGCAAGCGAGCCCACCGGGCAGCGTCTGCAGTTCGCAAAGCGGTGCAGACAGGGCAATAGGCAACTATTGCCGAGCACGCTAAGACGAGTGCCAGTTGCGGGTTTACTGTATATTTGGCAAGGCGCTGTCAGATTGGGAGATGACTTGCGGGATGTCAGGCCAAGTGATGGAAAGCGCCGGGTCGTCCCAGCGGATGCCAGCGGAATGGCCAGGCATGTGGGCTGGGGTGATGTGGTAGAGCAGCGTGGTTTCCGGCTCCAACGTCATGAACCCGTGGGCAAAGCCTTCGGGGATATAGATCGCATTCATCCGGCTGACGGAAAGTTCGACCCCGTGCCATCGCCCGTAGGTGGCTCCGGGACGCAGATCGACTGCCACATCGAAAGCCCTGCCAGAAACGGCGCGGACGAGCTTTGCCTCGGCAAAGGGCGGGCGTTGGAAATGCAAACCACGAAGCGTGAAGGCGGCGGTGTTGGTGGAAAGACTCGTCTGCACTGGCTGGAATGGGATACCCGCATCACGAAACTCATCGGCGCAGAAGGCCCGGGAAAAAGTGCCCCGGGCATCCGCATGGGGCGTGGCCTCCACCTCGACGAGGCCCGGCAGCGGCGTGGGGTTGAAGATCATCGGATTTTCAGCTCGGGGACGGCGGTGACGAAGCGTCCGCCCCAGTCGCGGATCCGGGCCTCTTGCTCCATCACCTCGGGCGCGATGTTCCAGGGAAGGATCACTAGATAGTCCGGGCGGCGCACGGCGATCTGGACCGGGGCAAGGACGGGGATGTGGCTGCCGGGCAGAAGGGTGTTCTGCTTGGACGGGTTGCGGTCCACCACGAAGGCGATGCCGTCCTGCGGACCGATCCCGGCGACGTTGAGGAAGGTGTTGCCCTTGGCCGCGGCGCCATAGCCGGCGACGGTCTTGCCTGCGGCCTTGGCAGACAGAAGGAAGGCGCGGAAATCGGCAAGGATGCGTTCGACTTTCGCTGCAATGCCGGTGTAGCCCGCTGCGGTATCCAGCCGGAGGGCGTCTTCCTCGGCCTGCACTTCGGCCACTGACGGGCTGATAGGATGGGCGCCCGGATGGCAGCTGAAGACACGCAGCGAGCCGCCATGGGTCGGCAGCCGTTCGATGTCGAAGACCTGCAGCGCTGCCTCGCGCATCAGCCGCTGCACGAAGGTCAGCGACAGGTAGGAATAATGTTCGTGATAGATCGTATCGAACTGCACCTGGGTCAGCAGGCGGGCAAGATGGGGGAATTCGAAGGTGGCCACACCCTGCGGCTTCAGAAGCACCTTGAACCCTTCGACAAAGGCGCGGATGTCCGGCACATGGGCCAGCACGTTGTTGGCGGCCATCAGATCGGCCGCATGGCCTTGATCCCGCAGTCGCGCGGCGCTGGTCGCGTGGAAGAACTCCACCTTGGTCGGCACGCCCTTTTCCTCGGCGAGGCTGGCGGCATGGCCCGCCGGTTCGACGCCAAGGACCGGAATGCCCGCGGCGACGAAATGCTGCAGAAGGTAGCCGTCGTTCGACGCGACCTCGACCACCTTCGACTGTGGGCCAAGACCGAACCGTGCCGTCATGGCCGTGGCATAGCGGCGCGCGTGGTCAACCCAACCCGCGGACCAGGATGAGAGATAGGCATAATCGTGCGAAAAGATCGCGTCGGCAGGCGGGGTTTCAGTCGTCTGGGCCAGCCAGCAGCCCTCGCAGACCACGACATGCAGGGGATAGCAGCGCTCGGCCTTCAGGGCGGCGGGGTTGCCCATGGGCAAGTAGCTGTTGGCCAGGGGCGTGGCCCCCAGGTCGACAAGGGACAGCGACACAGGCGCGTGGCAGAAACGGCAAGTGAGAGGTGCGGTCTGGTCAATCACCGGGCTAGGTCCTGATATTGGGCAATCTGGGCGTCAGTCAGCGCAGCGATGTCCTGCCCGGCAGCTTGTGCGGCATACCAATCTGCGGTCAGCTGCAACATGGCTTCAGAGTTCAGCCTGGGGTGCCAGGGCAATACTGTACCGGCAAGTCCAGGGTCAATGCTGAGCATTGCCATTTCATGCGGGCCAGTGGTCGGATCAAGTCGATGCAGCGCAGGGCGTTCCATGGCGGTCAGCATGGCATCGGTCAGGGCGGCCACGGTGAAAGACGGTGTTCCCCGCGCCGGACCGAAGTTCAGCGCGGGGGGAAGGCTGCGGCCTGTCGCCACACCTTGCAGATAGGTGAAATAGCCGTCAAGGCAATCCAGCACATGCTGCCAGGGCCGGGTTGCCCCCGGGTTGCGCAGGACAACTGGTTCGTTGCGCGACAATGCGCGAACAATATCGGGCACCAGCCGGTCGGCCGAATAGTCGCCCCCGCCGATCACGTTGCCGCCTCGCGCAGTGGCCAGCGCAACGCCTTCGGGTGCGAAGAAGGCATCGCGGAACGAGGCGGCGACGATCTCGGTCGCGGCCTTGGAGGCGGAATAGGGATCGTGGCCGCCCAGGGGATCGCCTTCGGCATAGGCGCGGCCCGTCCCGTCGTTCGCATAGACCTTGTCCGAGGTGACGACGAGGATCGCCTGTGGCCGGGACAGGCGTCGCAGCGCATCCAGGAGATGCACGGTCCCCATGATGTTCGACCCGAAGGTGCCCACCGGATCGGCATAGGAAAGCCGCACCAGCGGCTGCGCCGCCATATGCAGGACCAGATCTGGGTCGGCTGTTTTCACGACGGCATCGACCCCGGCAAGGTCGCGCAGGTCGACGAAATGCGAGGCTGCCAGATGGTCCTGCCCCAGCATGTCGAACAGGTTCGGCCCCGGCAGTGGCGGCAAGGCCAGACCGGTGACCCGCGCCCCCTGTCCCGCCAGCCACCGTGCAGCCCAGGCCCCCTTGAACCCGGTGTGACCGGTCAAAAGGATCCGTCTTCCGGACCAGAAGCTCACGTCCAGACCTTCCACGGCGCCTGACCCGAAGCCCAGAGGCCTTCCAGATAGTTTCGGTCGCGCAAAGTGTCCATAGCCTGCCAGAACCCGGGGTGGCGATAGGCCATTAGCTGGCCATCGGCGGCCAGGGTTTCCAGGGGCGCGCCCTCGAACGGGGTGGCGTCGCCTGCGATCCGGTCAAGCACCTCCGGCTCCAGCACGAAGAACCCGCCGTTGATCCGACCTTCGTCCCCGGGGGGCTTTTCGATGAACCTGGTCACCCGCGCATCGGCACCGAGGTCCAGCGCCCCATAGCGGCCCGGAGGTGTCACCGCCGCAAGCGTCGCCTGCCGCCCATGTGCCTTGTGAAACGCCACTTCCGCACCAATGTCGATATTGGCCACGCCATCGCCATAGGTCATGCAGAAGGAGCCGTTCAGATAGGACCGCACCCGCTTCAGCCGTCCTCCGGTCATGCTGCCTTCGCCGGTGTCGACCAGGGTGACCTTCCAGGGCTCGGCGATCGAGTTGTGATAGGTGATCTCTCCCGTCTGGGCATCGATCGTCACATCCGAGGAATGCAGGATGTAGTTGGCGAAGTACTCCTTGATCATGTAGCCGCGGTAGCCCAGGCAGATCACGAAATCGGTGATGCCGTGGGCCGCATAGATCTTCATGATGTGCCACAGGATCGGCTTGCCACCGATCTCGATCATGGGTTTGGGGCGCAGATGGCTTTCTTCGGAAATCCGCGTGCCATATCCTCCGGCCAGAATGACAGCCTGCATTGCCGCTCCCCATTTACTGTGGCAAAGACTTACAATAACCAGAGCCGGAAGCACAACTGCCGAAAGCTCCACATGCCACGCGTCTCGATCGGTGTCCCTGTCTACAACGGAGCAAGTCTGATCCGCGAATGTCTGGAGTGCCTTGCTGCGCAGACCTACCAGGACTTTGAGGTCGTCATCTCTGACAATGCTTCAACTGACGGCACATCGGAGATCTGTGCCGAGATGGCGGCGCGCGACCCGAGGTTCCGGCATCTGCGGCACGCGGCAACGCACGATGTGATGACAAATTTTCTGGCGGCTCGAGACGCAACAGCAGCACGTCTGTTCATGTGGCGCGCCTTCGATGACGTTGCAGAGCCGGACTATCTTGCCCGACTGGTTGGGTTGCATGACGCACATCCCGGATTGCGTCTTGCCGTAGGCACCGTGCAACAGGAGTTTGGCGACGCCAAGGCAGACAAACTCATCCCTTATCAGGCTTCAGATACCGGGCCGGTGGCACCACGCGTCATGTCTCAACTGTTTCGGGGCGAGGCGAGCTGGTTTTACGGTCTGTGGAGCAGGGCTGCCATCGAAGAATCCTTTTCAGCGGTCCGCTCTGTCTATCTCGATCCTTGGGGCGGAGATCACCTAAATATTTTTCATACCGCGATCCGCGATGGCATTCGGGGCGACACGCAAGCCATCTTCCGCCAGCGCATCATCCCGTCAAGTCGCGGATATGTTGAGCGGCACAAGCCAACCTATCGTGAGATCAGCGGCCGGAATACCCGCTTCCATCAAGCGGCACTGAGCCTGCTTTCAGACGCCAAGACCGATCCGCTGACAAGTGGCCTGATCCGTGCAGCGATGCCCTTTTATGTTAACAAGCGCTGTCATCGCCTCTTGCGGGTTTTTCAGGCCCGCGTTCGACAGTTCCGGGGCCGCTGAACCATCACTCAACCCGCCGCAGCCAGGCGCCGGGCCAGTGGGTGATGTTCTCGGCCAGTGCGCTTTCGTTGAAGGGCCAAGCGGGTTGTTCCAGCACAAAGCGGCTGTCGCGGGCGGCGAAATCGGCGGCGGCGCGGGTCGGGTTGTCGGTGGCCCAATCCGGCTGACCACGTGGCACATCGGCCAGATCCCACATGATGCCATCGGTGGCGACGATGTAGGATCCCGGGCTGACCATATCAGCATAGGCCAGCAATTCGTCGTGCACATGGCTGTAGCTATGGTTGGAGTCGAGGATCACCATAACCTTCTCGCCGGGCCTTATCTGGGCTTGCACTTGCGCGACAGTCGCAGGATCGGTCGAACTGCCCTCAATCATGGTGATGAATCCGGACAGGGTATGCGCTTCGATCGCGGAGCGGTTATGCGGGCGGATTTCGATGTCGACGCCGACGACACGGCCTTTGTCCATCGACTTGCACAGCGATGCATAGAAGACCAGCGACCCGCCATGCGCGACGCCGGTCTCGACGATCACATCAGGCTGGACCGCATGGATCACCTCCTGCATCCGCAGAACATCCTCAGGCAACTGGATCATCGGTCGACCCATCCAACTGAAGCTGTACTGGTATTTCTGATTCCAGCCGACCCGAACCCATTGCCGCGACAAGGCTTCAAAAGATTCTTTGCTGTAGAGATCCAGAGTCCGTTCGGTATCGCCGTCGGTCAGGGTCAGGGTTCGGGTGTCGGTGTCGAGGGTCAGCTTCACGGGCTACTCCAATCGAGAAGGGTGATCCTGGCGCCTAGCGAGGCCAGTTGATCTGCAATTTCGGCGCGATAATTGGGATTCATCACCAGAACATCCGTCACTCCCCGGTCGGCGAGAGCGGCCGGGGGAACAATGGCATGTCCGGTGCCGGGGATGTAACGGCCCTGTTTGGCGGGGTTCAGATCGACGACGCAATCGATGATGGTAGCTTCGGGGTCCACCAGGTTTGCAAATGTAGCCCCTTTGGCCCCGGCACCCCACAGCGCCACCCGGCCTGTTCCGGCCAACTTAGCCAGACGTGTGGCCCAATCCCGGCGCAACCGTTCCACTTGGTCGCCATAGGCCAACGCCAGGGCTGAGGTCTCTTGCGGCGTGCGGCGACAGTCAGCCGCGCCTGGCCTCGCCTCAAGCCAAAGATACTGGCCGCCAAAGATGTGGCGGACTGAAAGCACCTCGAACCCTGCGCGGCGGAACAGGTACGACAGAGACCCTGCGGTAAAAAGAGAGCAATGCTCGTAGAAGAAGTCCCACAGGATCTCGCCCCTAAGTATCCAGTCGACGCAGGGCGTTTCAAACCAGATTCGGGCATGAGGTGCAGCAGCCAGCGCCGAACGGACGGCCTTCAAGAGAGCCAATGGGTCGGGCACATGCTCGATGACATGGCGACAGACCACGGCATCGGCGGGCACGTCCAGGCAGGTCTCGTCATAGAAGCGGCGTTCAAAGCGAAGGCGTCCATCTAGGTCTTGGTCCGGCCCGACATAGCTCGTGTCAAAGCCGATGCCGCTGTTGCCACTATCGGGCCAGGTCACAAGCTTGCGCAAGAATAGTCCCTTGCCACAGCCTATCTCGACCACCTGCGCGCCGCGAACGTCACGGTCTTCGACCAATTCGCGCGCCAAGTCGTCCATATAAGCGTCAAAGGCGGACGAGCAGGACTGGGTGTTGTCGTAGTCGGCACCATAATCGAGCAGGTCTAGCTCAAAGGCCGCGTTCCAGACGAAATTGCAGTCCTCGCAGACATGTAGGTCCAGCTTGCCTCGTGGCACCATCCGCGCCGATTGGGCACTTGCGACCAGGATGTTCTGCTGGACCGGAACACTGTCCCGAAGCAAGAACCGGCGGCCAGACTTTGCATCGCAGACCGGACAAGGAAGTAAGTTCGTCATATCCAGTCCTGTGCATGAAGTTTCAGCCCCTGCGCAAGGGTCAGGCGTGGCGCCCAACCCAGAGACGTCAGACGCGCGGGCTCTCCGGCCAGCAGCCGGGGCTCGCCAGGACGGGGAGCCGCAAGAGCAAGTAAAGGGTCAGGGTCAGTGCCTGTCAGCTGCGCCAGACCGGTCACGATCTCGCGCAGCCGCACGGGCACCCCGGAACAGACATTTGCAATCCCATCTGCGCCGTCGGCCAGTAGCTTCAGCAGCGCAGCACCCGTGTCGCTAACATGCAGGAGATCCCGAAGGGCGTCACCGTCGATGGCAAAGGCAGGCCGTTCACCACGCAGGGCGGCCAAGATTGATGGCACCAGCCGGCGCGGATCCTCGCCCGCGCCAAAGCAATGGAAGAGCCGCCCCCAGGCCAGCGGCACTCTGTAAATCCTAGCAATGTCGCTGGAAAGCCGCCGCGCCGTGTCTTTGGCGGAGCCATAGAGCGTCGCCGGCAAAGAGGGTGTCAGCTCCTCTCGGCACCAGCCCTGTGACCAATCGTATTCCGCGCATGATCCGGCCACTACGATCCCTTTGCCACCGGCCTTGCAAAATGCGTCAACCAGTCTCGCAGTTAAAATGGCCCAGCGCGGGTTGTCGGGATGCGACCAATAGGCCCCGTGATCAGCCTCCCAAGCCAAATGGATCAGGTGACTTGCCCCAGATCGATGGACAATGCTGGTCAGGTCGGTTTCCTTCAGAAGGTCAACTTCAATGAACTCTACGCCGTCCACAGGGCGGCGACCCGCTGTGATCGCGGGCAGGGCGGCCTCGTTCAGCGCAGCCATAACGGCAGTGCCGACAAATCCGCTCGCTCCTGTGACGAGTATCCGCAAGCGCCGCACCCTTTCTACGCCTGGCCAGGCTGCCCCGCCCCCCATAGCCTGAGGGGGTCCGCAGAGCAAGGCTAGGCCTACCGCCCTCTCAGCCGGAGGGAGAGTGTCTGCGCCAGCGCGTAAAACCGCAGCGACACCCGATGCGGTGCTGCCAGCGGCGAGGCCAGAGCCGCCCGCGCGCCCGCTCCGTCACGCGCCCGCGCCAGCAGTTTCAATTGGCGCTGCAACAGGTGCTTTGCCGCATCTGGCCGCTGGGTCAGCCAATCGGCATGGCGCGAAAGGATCATGCCAAAAAAACCCGCCCGCTCGCCAGCCTTGGCGGCGGCAGTCAGATGGCCGCGCTCTCCACCAAGTCCGTCATGCTGGCGAACCATTACAGCTGGTGCAGGGGCGCGCATTCCCCGCAGTCCGGCCCGGAGCAGTCGAATGGAAAACTCGGTATCTTCATTCACCCGGATATCCTCGGCAATTCCACCGGTGGCGAGAAACGCCGCTCTATCAATCCAGAAGCCACAGCCGAGCCCGGCAATTTGGTGACGGAAGGGGCGCACGTCTACAACAGGTTTCCCCGGACCTCCGGGATAGGCGCCGATAGATGGCGCTGTCATACCCCGAAAGCTTAAGATCGGTGCAAAGCCATAGTCAGACTGCTGTTCTAGCACCCAGGTGGGATAGCCGGGTATCATCAGGTCGTCATCGTCCAGAAAAAGGATACGCCGTCCGCGGGCATGCGCCACGCCCCAGTTGCGCGCGCCAGCAGCGCCAGTGTTTGCTTCGCTGGTAGTGACCCGCAGTCGAGGGTCTAGGTCTGCCATCAAGCTTGCTACAGGCAGCGCGCTGCGGTCATCAACTACCAGCACTTCTGCGGAAGCTGGCAAGCTGGCGAGCACTGACTGGACGGCCGCTGCAAGAAGCTGCGGCCTGTCCCTAGTCGGGACTATGACCGTCAGTTCCAGGTCTTGGCTAGGGATCATGCCAGATGGCTCCGCTTCATTTGGGTATTCATCAGCTCTCATTCATGTGGCATCGTGCTGCACCATCCCACTGCCCAATGGCAAGGGACGATTTCACTTGCTCCAACATACAGGCCGCGGCTGTAGGTGATACCGTTGCTTGATCTGGCAGAATGGTGGGCAGCGGGAATTGCCAACTTACGACGCCGAGCGGTTCGCCACTGAGATACTCTACAACCTCGACCGACTTTGGCACATCACAGTCGATCCTGCCGCGGTTAGCGAACGGCTGCCTCGCTGGATTGCTGCGAGTGCGATGCCGCGCCGCCGTCGGTCCGCTTGCCGCCCATTGCGTCGATGTTACCCATTTCCCACGGTCGCACCTTCGGCATCGCCGCCGTCACTTCGACCTCCTGCAGCATGCCACCTGCAAGCAAGCCGTCCCGCACCCAGCCCAGCGCCTGCCACCAATCCTCATAGCCGCGTCGGGCGGATGCGATCTGTTCCGGATGCGACCGCCAAGTTACCGGGCAAGCCAACAACTCAACCGTTCGCCATTTGCCGCGCGTCTTCACCCGCTCGGTGCCGACGACGATGGTCATTGCCCGCTCGCCATGCTGGTTGGTCTTGATTTCTAACGGAACGCAGCGCGGGACAACGCCCGGCATCCAGTCCGGGGTCAGACCGGCGCGCGCCAGTTCTGCCACCTGGATCGCCATGCGGATGCCGCCGAGGCGGTCGGGCATGCTTGCGACGGTGGCTGCGATCACCTCGGCATCCGGGTGGGTATAGCTGCCCATTTTGTGCTGGCCGCCTTCCACCTTGCAGCCAAGCATGGCGCGTTGCAGCAGGACGTATTCGAGGCCGAAGCCGAAACCTTCCTCGGTCACGTCCTTTGGCGGCAGCAGTTCCAGCTGCGCCTGTTCTACCCGGAATGCCCATTCCAGCGCCGCCTGCACGCCCAGCGCCCGCTTCACTTTCGTGCCGCCTGCGGGCCCAATCCGCCCATAGACGCTCATGGCTGCATCCCCTCAAACAGGGACATCTGCGCCGGGCGCTGGGCCGGGTCCGTCGGCCGCCAGATCCACGGGCCCGAGGCCATGGGCAGCAGCGAGAGAGCGCCACGCATGTGCTGCTGCCAGAGGGTGAACTCCGTTGCCGAGCAGGCGCAGAGCGCGTGCCCGATGGGCCAACCCATCAGCCATGCGACGAAGATCGGGTTTAGCCGCCGCCGTGATCGTCCCTTCAGGATCCGCCGCGAGACGACGCGCCCATGCGAGGCAATCATCGAAGCCCAGAGCGGGCGCGAGATCGGGGTGTGCGGTGAGAACCGCGCGCCATCCATCGTGATCGCCGGGTCCGGGCGGGTGAAGCCCTGTTCCGCTCGGTAATGCAGGATATCCAGCCGGGACTTCCCATCGGCCCCGGTCACGCTGGCCTCGCTGGATCCTTTCCAGTTCTGCGCCGCTGGGGTTGGCCACTGCGCCGCCTGCGCTGGCAAGGGTGGCGTCCCGCCCGAACCATAGCTCTGGCCCGGCCCACCCTTCGCGCCATCGGTCGCTTTCGGCGTCGACCAGTTGATGATACCCAGCGCCAACGCTTCCGCCTTGCGGGTGAAGTCGCTGTTCCCTGCCGGGTTGTAATTGGCGGTGCCGGGATGCAGGCTCATCGGTGTGGGCCAGGATGAAGATCCGGAGCCGCTGGTGCGGCGCGCCGACTTCTGCCGCGCTGAACAGGCCCGCCGCAGGCGTGTAGCCCATGCGCCAAAGCTCTCGCAGAACGGATTCGAGGCCGAGGGTGACGTGACCCGCGACATTTTCGAGAAAGACCCATTCGGGGCCGCACTCGACGATGACGCGAGCGACCTCTGGCCAGAGATGGCGCGGGTCCTCGGCCCCGCCGCGCTTTCCGGCCGCGCTGAACGGCTGGCACGGATATCCGGCGAGGACGATGTCGAAGGCGCCGCGGAAGGGCTGGGCATCGAAGCTGCGAAGATCATCCCAGATCGGGGCTGGGGCGAAATACCCTGCGCGCTGGGCGGCGATGAGAACGGCGCGGGGCCAGTCCTCCCACTCGACGAAGGCGCGGGTGTGGAAACCGGGTTCGGCGAGCATGACGCCCAGATCCAAGCCTCCGCCGCCTGCGCAGAGGGACAATCCGTGCCGGGGACGTGACACCACACCATTCACCGCACCCCTCGCAGCCGGAGGCGCTCGGGGGTGACCAAGCCGCGCACCAGCATCAGGTCGCGGATGCTGTTGTTGATCGCGCTGACCGGCAGGAAGCCGTCGGCGTTGACCATCTTGGCGTAGAACGCCGCCTTTTCATCGTCGCTCAGCCGGGGAGGGTCTTCGCGCTTGCGCCGCCGCTTTGCCTTTTGGCTTTTGGCCGTCGCAATGGCCGTCTGTGCATCGCGCTGGACGGCGCGTTCCATGAACCTGTCGAGGGCCTTGGGGCCATCAGGCGGATTGGGATGATCGGTACGGCTCTCAAGGGCGACCTCGATGATCCGCTTCCGCGACAACCCGATATCGTCGATCCAGCGGCGAACATGGGTGCGGGCTGGCCAACCCTGCCACCAGGCGGGGAGGGTGGCATTGGCGGCGAAGCCCAGCGCCGCAAGCAGTTCTGCGAAGAACCGATCAAATTCGGCCTCACGCGCTTGCGCGTCCTCCTCCTCCTTTACTGGTTTACTTAGTGGTTCTCTTACAAGGTTAGTGTCCGGATTCCGGACACGGCTTTCGGCATTTTCCGGACACGGGTCGGGGCAAAATCCGGACACGGGTTCCTGCGGATAGCCGTGTGCGATCTCCGGACACGGCTCGACCAGATCAGCTGGGATGGTGGCGATTTCACACGCAGTTTCAGCATCATGGCCGAAGTGCAAAAGCCCGTGTCCGATTTCCGGACATGGCTCCGGATCATGTGGTGCAAAGCCTTCCTCGAACCCCAAGATGTAGCGTGTCGGCAGCTGGCGCTTGGTGACGGGATCGATGCGCGGCACCCGCCGCAGCAGCTGTTCCGCCTCCAGCCGGTCGAGATGCTCGTTCAGGGTGGACCGGCTGATTTCGCAATCATGGGCCAGCCGATCCTGCGACGGGAAGCAACCGAAGTCGGGGTTGAAACGATCACAGAGGTGCCAGAGCACGATCTTGGTCGTCGGCTTCAGCCCGCGCCGCTGGATGGCCCAGTTGGTGGCGTCGTGGCTCATGGCGTAACCCTCCGCGCTGGCAGCTGCGCGCGGCTGGTGAAGCCGTTGTCGGCCAGCGCGCCCAGCGCGTCGTCGACCGAGCGCACCAGCGCCCAGCCAAAGCCCTGCGCGCAAACGGTATCGCGGAAGACCTCTTGCGATTTGCGCAATCGGCCGGTCTCGCTTTTGACCTCGAGGAACAGCACGCGGCCGCCGGAGATCACGATCAGATCGGCAAACCCGGCATGAACGCCCATGCCGACAAGGATCGACTGACGCTTCGCGCCGCGGGGCCCGGCCTCGGTCACCTCGTTGACGCAATGATGCACGATGGCGTCGCGGGGCAGGGCGAAGCGCAAGGCCTGCACGATTGCGCGCTGGGCATCGGCCTCGGGTGTGCTGCGCCGGTTCATGCCGCACCGCCTTTCGGGAAGGCGGCCGCCGCGATGGCATGCAAAGGGCGTCGGTCCAGCAGGCGCAACAGGTCGATGGCGTCACCACATTCGCGTGCATCGTCGGTCTGTCCGACGACGACCCGTGCGGCGAGGATGACCAGCGAGTCCGGATGCTGGGTTGTGTCCGCGAGGACGACGCGCGCTTCGGTCAGGCGGTCATGCATCCAATCGACGGTGGCGGAGTTCGGAATGACGGGCGGGTGGGACAGGAGGCTCGTCATTTGCGGCCCTTCCCGTTTGCGCGCTTGGTGCTCTCCTGCTTTTCCAGCCAGTCCAAAACAACGGCGCGACGATAGTAGATGGTGCGCCCGGCTCGCACGCAGGCAGGGCCAGTGCGCCGGTCGTCCCAGCGCCGAAGCGTGTCGACCGAAAGGCCAAGCTCGCGCGCCAGGTCAAGGCGGCTGATCCATCCCGCCATCAAGGGCGCGGGTGGTGCCGCGGGATGTCGATGTGTCTGCGTCATGCGTCTTCTCCCGGTTGTTGCCCGAACGGGGCGTATGCCGGTTTGAGAAGGCGCAGATCGGCGGGGACGGCGGGAAGGCACTCAGTGACAGTGAATGACACTGGCTTGGCACCCCCGTGCCGCCCCTTGTTTTATTGGGGTTTCGCGATTCTGGCCGAATTCATGCTGCGGTGCAGCGCGTCGTTCCTACTGTCTTGTTGAGGTGGCAACCGGCGCGGATGGAGACCACAAATGCGCCAAACCCTGCAAAACAAGGGATGCGGGCGGCTGGGCACGAACGGCGCTGTGACACTGAGTGACAGTGGCTTTGCACCCGGCTGCCGGTGATTGATTTTATTGGGATTTTCCGAGCGACGCGGCATCGGGCGAAATTGGGCAGCACTGGCGTGCAGGTCGTGCGGCGATCATCCTGGTGAAAAAACCGCCGTTCACGCCTGTCATGCCCGAAACCCGCCCAGACGCGAACGGCACCGGGGTGCAAGGCCAGTGCCAGCCAGTGTCATTCACCGCCGGTCAGTGCCTCCCCGCCGCCTACAAGCCCATGACTACCTTGATAAGCCTGCGAATCCACGCGTCATGACAAGGGCATTGATAGGAGGGTGACATGCCCAAGCGTATGAGATTGAACGACAAATCGGTCCGCGAACCCATGCCGGTAAAGGGGAGGGACTACCAGATCTTCGACACCGAGGTGCGCGGTTTCGCCGTGTGCATCTACCGATCCGGAAGCCGGGCCTTCACACTGGATTATCGCTATGCCGGTCGCCAGCGCCGGATCACCATCGGGCGCTGGCCGGAATGGACAGTGACCGCCGCCAGAGACCGTGCCCGACAGTTGCGCCGCGAGATTGACGAGGGTGGCGATCCGTTGGCCGGGAAGAGCGAACTGCGCACCGCCCCGCATGTCAGCGACATGATCGAGCGCTACATCGCGGAGCATGTCGTCAAACTGGCCCCGGCCAATGCTGCAGATCAGAAGGCGATGCTGGCCAAGCTGGTGACACCGCTCTGGGGCAACAAGCTGGTGACCGCGATCACCAAGACCGATGTGGCAAAGCTGCTGGCAAAGATCGCCGAGGGCAGGGCACGCCCGGCAAAGGAAAAGCCCAACAACCGGGCCCGCAAATTGCAGGGCCCCAAGCCCACGCCGGTGCGCGCCAACCGTGTGGGGGAGGTGCTGCGCAAGATGTTCACGCTGGCCATCGACTGGGGCTGGCGCGAGGACAACCCGGCCGCCGCGTTTCACCGCCGCATCGAATCCGCGCGCGAGCGCTTCCTGAGCCAGCAGGAAATCGTCAGTCTGGCCGCCGCACTGGATGCAGCCAAGGATCAGCGTGCTGCCGGGATCATCCGGCTGTGCATGCTGACTGGGGCGCGGCTGGGGGAGGTACGGCAAGCTCGGTTTGAACAGTTCAATCTAGAGCTTGGCATCTGGTCAAAACCGGCGGCCACCACCAAGCAGCGCAAGGTCCACAGGGTGCCGGTGTCGGCCGATGTGGCGGCCATCGTGCGTCAACGCCAACTGCTGGTACCAAGCGGTGTGCAGTGGCTGTTTCCCGGCGATGTGCCGGGCCAGCCCGTGAAGGAAATCCGCCGATTCTGGATCAACGTCCAGAGGGACGCGAACCTGCCCGATGTGCGGATCCACGATCTGCGCCACACGTTCGCGTCCCTTTTGGTCAGCGGTGGCGCATCCTTGGAAATGATCGGCAAACTGCTGGGCCATACGCAGATGCAGACGACCCAGCGCTATGCACATCTGATGGATTCGCCCCTGCGAGCGGGTGTCGATGCGGTGGCGCATATCTTTCGGCCCCGCCCGACGCTGGTCCATGATGCCGACGTTGATCGCAAACAGGCCTGA